TGTCTACAATCTCGTCGTTGCCGGCGAGTCGATCACGGCTGACAAGTGGTTCCTGCAACTTTCTGAACCAGTTCGGTCCAGACCTGGGTTGTCGGCCACAGGGCAGCAGGCTGTCGCGTTTGTCAAAGCAGCCCCATTTGCTGAAACGATCTCGCTCGATCGGTGGCACCTTGCCTTAAGTGAGCCGACGCGGCGTAAGGGGTTGTTGGTCGCTGCCAATCCTTCGGCGGTCCTGCAGTTCACGCCGGCTGAAGTCATCAACATCGACAAATGGGCCTATCCGTTCAGCGAGCCGGTCAGGTCGCGGCCGGCGCTGCGTACCGGAGCCATTCCGGTTCTTGCGTTCTCGACTACAGACACGATCACGACCAATCGTTGGTGGATGCCGTTCTCTGAGCCCGTCAGGTTCAGGGCTGGGCTGGCGGCACGGCAGCAACAGGCGCTCGCGCTCGTCAAGGCTTCGCCATTTACCGAGACGGTCTCGCTTGACCGCTGGATGTTCGGGCTTTCGCAGCCGATCGAACTATTCACGCCGCGCAGGCACAACGTCCCCCCGCCATTCCTGTTCCGGATGCCTGATGTGGTTCATGGGGCCGGGTCGCTGATCTGTGGGGCGATCTCGATCGCGCCTGTGATCTCTGGATCGATCTTAATCACGCCTGCGCTCTCCGGTTCGCTGACGCTGTTCCCAATCGTGTCAGGCTCGCCCGACTTTGAGGATTGTGGATGACGATCGTCTATGTCGACAACTCCAATGCGATCTTGCTGGAGGGTCTGCACAGCGAGGTCGATGGCTCCTACATCAACGATGCGGCAGTGACGGTCGTCATCAAGGATGCAGATGGGGAAGAAGTCGCCGGGGGCTCGAAGGCGCTGGACTATATCGCAGCGAGCAATGGCAACTATCGCGCGGTGCTTGCGGATACCATCGCGTTCGAGGCATTCGCGCCTTACACAGCAGAAGTCACTGCCAACGGTGGGACCGATCGTGTCGGCCGATGGGTCTTCAGCTTCACCCCGATCTCACGGATTAGCTGATGATTCGGACATTGGCAGTCACCACGCCGACATCGAGAGACCTGTGTCTGCTGACTGCAGATCAAATGCGCGACCTCGCGGGCGTTGATGATGGGTCGCAGGATGCCAAGTTGCGGGCGCGTGGCTTGGCCATGACCGCCAGCATCATGACGGAGTGCAAAATCGCCATCGGGCAGGGGGCTGACCCGACGTTATGGCAGGAGACACTAACTGAGACGGTCTACCAGGAGGCGTGGGCGACGGTCACCTTCGCTCTTTCGCGGCGGCATAACGTGCAGATCACCAGCATCACGGTTGACGGTACGGCGCTCGGTACGACCGAGTATCTCGTCGATCCGGAAGCCGGAATCCTGACCCGCATGTGCAATGATTTCCCCACGTGCTGGAGTGGATGCAAAACTGTCGTGGTCTACAAGGCGGGCTTTACAAGTCTGCCGAATGACCTTGTGCAGGCGGCCTCTGATTATTTCCGGGCTCTGACGTTGGAAGGCGGCCGAGACCCCTACGTTAAATCCGAGCGGGTTGAGATCCCAGGGATCGAGACGCGGCAACAGGACTTGTGGGTCGGGGATCTTCCATCAGGCGGGACCGTGATGCCGGCAATGGTGTCGACGCAGCTAACCCGCTATCGCAACTATGTGGTGGCTTGAGATGGCGCTGACGGCTGCGCAAACGGCCGCTGATTACATGGCGTCCATGGATCGCGTCGGAGAAACAGTATCGGTGCGGCGGTACACAGGTCTGGGCGTTGCGAGGACTTATGCCGATTTCGAAGCGAGGGCGCGGACCGTCGGCTATGAGCCGCAGCCGATGATCAGTTCGCACAATAAAGCAAGCGCCATTCAGCAGGGTGATCGCAAGATTATTCTATTGGCTGCCGATCTGGACAATGCGGGGTTTGCTTCTCCTATCACGACCGACGACAAGGTCATGGTGCGGGGCATGGAACTGGCGATCATTGCTGCAGATGATTCAACTCGAAGGGTGAACGGCACGTTGATCGCTTATGAGCTGCAGGTGCGCGGATAAATGGCTGCCGACGCCGTCTACGACACCATAAAAGCCTATCTGCAAGATCCAGTAAATGTCGCCGTATTGGCCGATCCGATCACCAGCGTGGTGCCATCGTTCCGGTTCGAAAACGAAGCCTTTGAAAAACCAAACCCGCCCGTCCCATGGATCGCAATGACATTGACGGGAGTGCTGTATGGACAGCAGTCAATGGGCGCGAGCGAGCAGGCGGACAATCGATGGGATGAGGCCGGTCATCTCTGGTTTCAGATATTTGCACAGACCGGCAGCGGATCATCACGGGCTCGGCAATTGGCAAAGCAGCTCGCTGACATCTTTCGCGGGCTTACGTTGCTGAACGGGTCGCTGGAATTCCTGGATACGTTCATCGGCGAAGGCGAGCCCGCTCCGGAAGAGGGAAACTGGTATCGGTTGACGACCGTCATCGATTGGCGGCGCGTCGAAGCTTGATAGGAGAGAGCAATGACGGTCACAGCGGTGCCAACGTTGGTTGTGGCGAAAGCGTTTAAGTCGACGCAGCGGCGGTTTCACGTTGGGCAAGAGGTGCAGGCGAGTGATGATTTCTCACCGCTCGCATTCGACGATCTGATGGCGCAGGGCTTCGTCGTCGAGAAGGCGGTAGAGTTGACGTTTTAAAGCTTTCTGATTTTGCGTTATGCCCAAATCCGACGTGGGCCACCCGCGCACGGCGTCTCACCGCGCGTGGTCAACTGTGCGGGCCGGGCGCTACTCCGGCGAAGGCTCTTTCGGCTTATTTGTGTCCGCCGCTCGACCTTGTGCCCCGTTGACTGAGCCTAAGCCATGACCAAGCACGGGACCACGAGCAGGTCTTTGGTTTGCTGGTCGCTGCTTCCCAGCTGCCGCACAGCAGCGATGAGTTAACACATCGTCGCCGTAGGTTCAACGATCATCCGCGTGACGCCCGCGCGGATATCAGCAAACGCGCTTGGGCAACGCTCTCGGCCCGTCGTGATGACGCGCCATTCCCAACTGATGGAGATTGCCCGTGGGTACATCCAACCGTGTTCAGCTCGCAGCCGTGCGCGAGTCCACACTCGGCACTACTCCGACCACACCCCGCATGCGCGGGGCGCGCTTTACCGGCGAGTCGCTGGCGTTCAATCAGGAATTCGTCGACTCCCAGGAAATCCGAGCGGATCGCATGTTGGGCGATCCCATCAAGACAATGGCGAGTTCGCAGGGCTCGATCAATATCGAGATGAATTACCCGGTCGATGCCTCGCCGGAGTCGGACATGCTCCGCTCGGCGTTCTATTCGACCTGGGTAAATACGCCGACATTCGATAACGACGGCACGGCAGACAGTGTCGTCACCGACGCCGGAACGACGTCGAACACTTACGTGGTTGCTTCCGGAGGCGCTTCGGTCAAACTCGGGCACCTCGTTCGCGCAACAGGATTCACGACCGCGGCCAATAACAAGACGACGCCGTTCCGTGTGGCCAGTTCGACTGGCACAACGATTGTCGGAACGTCATTGTCACTGACTGCCGAAACCGCGCCGCCCGGTACAGCGCGGCTGAAGGTGGTCGGCTTCATGGGGGCCTCCGGCGACATCACGGCCGCGGCGTCTGCGCTAGGATCGACGGCGCTTGATTTCACCACGCTTGGGCTCGTGCCTGGCATGTGGCTCAAGATTGACTCCACGACCGCCGGCAATGGCTTTGCCACGACCGCGAATAATGATTGGGTGCGCATCGCTGGAACGATTACGGCAACGTCGATCCCGCTGGACAATCTCCCCTCGGGCTGGAGCGTCGATACCGGAACGAGCAAGACCATTGCCGTCTATTTCGGTGACTATATTCAGAATGGCACTACGCAGACGTCTTTGTCGATCGAGCGTGGGTTTCTGGATCAGACCTCGCCGACCTACATCATCAACACCGGCATGGTCGTGAACACCTACGACGTCACCATCACCTCCAAACAGGTGATCACGGGGACGATCGCGTTCCTCGGAATGGGTGGCTCGCAGAGTACGACCGCATTGGATGCCTCGATCGATGCGACGCAGACCGGCGCAAGCATGGCGGCCAATGCCAACGTGGGTCGAGTTGCGGAAGCGGGCTCAACGCTGACCTCGCCAAACTGGGCGCACTCGCTGAAATTCCAAATCAATAATAACAATCGCCAGTTGGAGGCGGTCGATTCCACGTCTCCAGTCGGCATCAATTCCGGCGAATGCACGGTCAGCGGGACGATCGAGACTTACTTCGGCAGCAATTCGCTGTTGACCAAGTTCTATGCCGGCACCGCGACATCGATCAATTCGCGGGTGGTGAAGAATAGCCAGGCGCTGATCTGGCAATTTCCTCGCTGCATCTACAAGGGCGATGGCAACCCGCAGGCAACGGGAAAAAATACAGACGTGATGCTCCCGCTTTCGTTTTCTGCAGTGATCGATACGACGCTGCTTTCCAAGCAGGTGCAACTCGACAGAATCGAGTTCTACAATTAATCGCCTAAAAGCTAACAGAGGAGTAGACTTTGGATATCTCGGCCATCAAGAGCGCGCCGACCGATCATCGATGGGTCGGCGATCTGCCTGAACTCGGCGATGTGGAAGTGTTCGTGTGCAGCATCAACCATCCGGCCTGGCGCCGACATCAGCAGCGCTTGCTTCGTGGATTACCACCGGCAAAACGCAAGGGCGGAATAATCGATCCAGTGGATATGGATCGCATTCAAGCAGAGGTGCTCCTGCGCGTCGGGTTGAAGGACTGGCGCAATCTCAAGGATGGCAATCAGGACGTGGTGTATTCGCCTGAACGAGCCGAACAACTTCTGTCAGTCCGGGCTTTCCGCGATGCCTGTCTCTATGCCGCTTCGCAGGTGGAGAGTGAAGATAGCGAGGCGGACGAGGCGCTCGAAAAAAACTAACGAGCGTCCTTACCTATAGGCTTCGGCACGGCAAGGCTGACAATTTCCTGTCGGAGATCGCCGACGAGGGGGATACGTCCGCCCAGGCGGCGCTCGAAGCCAGGGGGTGGGACGCTGATAACGAGCTTTCGGATGTGGCGGTCTGGTATTTCGACGCCTGGCAAAAACTGTCCTCGGTGCGTCCGCTCGGGGCATTTGGTGGTGCGGGGCGCATCCCATTCGACGTAATCGATGTCTACGCCGATCGTCATGGTGTCGATGCGGATCAATTGAGCCGCATGTTGTGGGCCATGGACGAGGTCTATCTGCCGTGGCTGTCTGAGCAACAGAAGCCCGACAAGGACAAGTGAATTCTGTGCACGCCGTCGTTGACAAATTGAGCGAGCAGGACATCGTCGAGTTCACGGCGAGCGGTGAATTGCTCGCCAAATTGTTGGCCGAGCATACGATCGCGCAAGCGGAGGAAGGTCGCAAACGGAACAAGGCTGCACTGGGGCTTGATCTGCCGTATGTGATAGAGGTCAATGCGACGCTCGTGCCGCAGATGCCGGACATGAGCGGTCCTGCAGTGCGTGCTCTCATTGATGAACTCGATGACGCTATCGAAAAGGGCGCATCCAGACGCGGTACCATCAAGGTCACCATCACCTATCAGATCCCGCCTGAGCTGCAGGCCATTCTCTTCCCCTATTCGGTC